CTAAGGTGAGTATTAAATATACCATGGCCGACAAGGAGGCTGCATCTATACCTTTCATCAATTTGCAAGAAGCTTCATTTTTGAAGCATTATGCTGTTTGGGATGATGAACTAGAATTATATAGATCTCCTGTTGAGGAGGATTCGATCGCTAAGATGTTGCATACACATTTGAAATCCAAAGTTTTAACTATGGAACAATCAAGTGCTGAGGCTATTCAAAATGTAGCATTAAAATATTTCGAATTTGGCCGCGAGGTGTACACCAAACGAGTTGTTCAGTTGGAACAAGTCGCACATGATGCTGGAATTCAGGGTTATGTAGGACCGATCATGGATTATGATGATCGTGTCATTTGGTATCGCCAAAAGTTCGACCTTTAGGTCGGATTCATAGCCCGCCCTGGGGGCTTTATACCTTGGGCCACCGTAATTATACGTTGGATAAGCTAAAAATAGTTGTTTGTGTTTGTATAACGCATGAGCTGTAGGTTCTGAATTACCTATGACTTGTGGACAGCTGCACAAGTAGTCATTGTACATATTGTCGTTATTTAGCGACGGGGTGACGCCCACAAAAATAGCACTGTCATGTTGTCGACTGATGCACCGCACATGATATTTTTTCAAATAGCATTTCTCGTTTATATACAATTTTTGAGGACGGTACCCTCAATAAAAATACCGATCTCAATACTCATATGAGAACTCTTCGTCGTGTTGAATCATTTGATGATTTTAATGAAGTTGAGATTCTCAAATTTTATATCAATGATTTAGAAGGCAAACTTGCAAGGAGAGACGAACTTATATCTCAACTTGAGGAAAGGGTTCATCAATTAGAACTTGCAGTTTTGTTTTCTCAATCTGGAGTTGTTTCTGATTCCCAGCCTCCACCAGGTACTCAAGAAAAAGAATCAGTTCCACAACATACCGAACAAATTACTGCATTTGTTGATCAAGATGCTGGATGGACTACTGAGAGAGTAGGTTATTATGAACCAACAATGGATCTTGCGAACAATAATGATAGTCAGTTGGGCAATTTTCTCGAACGCCCTATTCGCCAATCAGCGCAATCATGGACTGTTGGACAACCTCTTTTTTATAAGTTTAATCCTTGGAAAGCCTTTTGTGAGAATGCTTTTGTGCGAGACAAAATCAAAAATTATGAATTGTTGCGTATGAAATTACACGTCAAAATGGTGATTTCAGGCACCAAATTTCATTATGGTCGTGCTTTAGCTTCTTATAATCCGTATACATCAAATGATGAGGTAACTGTGAGTAGGAATTTTATCCCTCAGGATTTGATTCAAGCATCACAGAAACCTCATTTCTTTCTGAATCCGACTAAAAATCTCGGAGGTGAATTGTGTCTTCCTTTCTTTTGGCCCAAGAATTACTTTAGTATTCCCGATGCCGACTGGGATGATATGGGAGATATTGTTATTTCATCTTTTGGAAATCTTTTGCACGCAAATGGTGGCGATGATTCTGTTACTATTACTATTTACATTTGGGCTGAAGATGTTGTACTTACGATTCCCACAACGTCTGATCCTCCTCTTGTTCCACAGAGTGGAAGACGCGGAAAGCGTGTTAATAACACAGATCAAGGAAATGCAATTAATGGAAGTGACGAATATGGTCAGGGTATAATTTCGAAACCTGCAGCAGCAATTGCAAAAGCAGCTGGAGCTTT